AGAGCATCATCGCAGCAAAGGGTACGCTGATCTGCAAAGCCCTGGGTGTGGATGACCTGCCTATTGAAGTAACAGATACGAAGGTATCCTTTCCCTGGTTTGCCGGGACGCCCACGCCGGAGGAGATCAAGGCCTACGACCTCTTCATCTGCGCCCTGTGCGAGATGGCCCGAAACCAAAAGCGGATCACCGCCAAGGAGCGGGACACCGGGAATGACAAATACGCCTTCCGCTGCTTCCTCCTCCGATTGGGCTTCATTGGCCCGGAGTACAAGCAGGAGCGCAAGATCCTCCTGCGGAACCTGACCGGAAGTTCTGCCTTCAAATCAGCCCCAAATAAGGAGGTGCCAAGCGATGTCCTTCCCGAGTAAAGAAACTGTCGACCTGCTCCGCTCCCGTTACCCCAAAGGAACACGAGTGGAGCTGCTCCGAATGGACGATCCCCAGGCCCCGCCCGTTGGAACCAAAGGAACCGTGCAAGGCGTTGATGATGCCGGAAGCATCATGGTGGCTTGGGATAATGGAAGCGGTCTGAATGTCGTCTATGGCGAGGATCTCTGCAGAAAAACAGAGCAATAAATCGCTGTAATATACACAATATCTCGACCACAACATCGTGTAGTTTGTGGCTCAGATAATCCTGGATATAGTGTGCTTTCAGAGGTAATATGTCACTACCGAAAGGGAAAACAAACACACAGGAGGCACACACCATGAACGAAAAGACCAGATGCCAGATCGAAGAAATGAAGAAGCAGACCATCGGGGTCGAGGTTGAGATGAACAGCATCAGCCGGGACAAAGCCGCCAGACTGGCAGCCGAGTTCTTTGGCACCGGGCGCTTTGAAAACACCGCAGGCCGCAACGGCTACTACACCTGGTCGGCTTGGGATGCCGAGGGTCGGGAGTGGAAATTCCAGAAGGACGTTTCCATCTCGGGACCCGACAGCGAGAAATGCGAACTGGTCACTCCGATTCTGACCTACACCGACATGGAAACCCTGCAGGAGCTGATCCGCCGCCTTCGCAAGGCCGGAGCCAAGAGCGATGCCTCCAGAGGATGCGGAGTCCACATCCACATCGGTGCCAAAGGCCACACACCGCAAACCCTCCGCAACCTGGCCAACATCATGGCAAGCCACGAGATGCTTCTGGCAAGCGCCCTGGACCTCGACCGGGGACGGATGCACCGCTACTGCCGCACGGTTGACCAGCGGTTCCTGGACCAGCTCAACCGCAAAAAGCCCAGCACCATGGCGCAGTTTGCGGATGTTTGGTACGGAAGCCAGAACGCCAACTACGGCAGGAGCCAGCACTACAATGACAGCCGCTACCATATGCTCAACCTCCACGCCACCTTCACCAAGGGCACGGTTGAGTTCCGGCTTTTCCAATTTGACGAGCCTGCGGACGGCAAGCGCAACGGCCTCCACGCCGGACAGCTGAAAAGTTACATTCAGCTTTGCCTGGCCCTCAGCCAGATGGCCAAGACGGTGAGGACCGCCAGCCCCAAGCCCCAGCAGACCGAGAACCCCAAATACGCCATGCGCACCTGGCTCCTCCGCCTGGGCTTCATTGGCGAGGAGTTCGAAACCGCACGGGACATCCTGACCCGCCGCCTTTCCGGTGACGCGGCCTTTAGGGGCGGCAGAGCAGCCGCTTGAAGAACGCAGCCAAGAGGCCCCCGAACCCGCTGAGGCGGGCTTTCGGTGGTAGAAGGCAACTTCGGAAAGGATGGTAACGACCATGGAAAAAAGATACTACATCGCCTATGGCAGCAACCTCAACGTCCCGCAGATGCGGATGCGCTGCCCGCACGCCACGATCCTCGGCACGGCAAACCTCAAAGGCTGGGAGCTGCTGTTCAAGGGGAGCAAGACCGGCTCTTACCTCACCATCGAGGAATGCGCTGGCGGCACGGTTCCCGTGGTGATCTGGGAGGTGACGGCTGCGGACGAAGCCGCCCTCGACCGCTATGAGGGCTTCCCCAATTTCTACTACAAGAAGGACATCAAGCTCCAGTACAAAGGCATCCGCACGGGGAAGCGCAGGACGGTGACGGCTTTTGCCTACATCATGCATGAGGACAGGTCGATAGGGATTCCGAGCAATCTCTATATGAGGATATGCCTGGAAGGGTACGATACCTTCCGCTTTGATAAAAACGTCCTGGTTGACGCCTATGATAAATGCAGGGAGGTATGCGGATATGAAGGATAATGTGATCCGGATGGCGGTCTGCCCACTGTGCGGCAGGACCTACCACGGCACCCCGGCGCTTTCCAGAGAGGACAACGAAACGCTCATCTGCCCAGACTGCGGCACCAGGCAGGCGCTCCAGTCCATCGGCGTGGACAGTGCCGAGCAGGAGCAGATCATTGAGACAATCCACAGGCATATGCAGGAGTAATGTACACAGTTTTCTCCGCTGATCTTTGTGCAGATTATGCTCCGAATTGACTTGATAATATGTGCAGTTAGAGCGAATATGTACACACCGAAAGGGAAAACAAAGAAAACGGAGGAATAACACCATGACAATCAACGAAGCAATGAAAAAATACAGACTGCCGAACCCCACCACCCCGGAAGACCTGGAATGCCGGTGGAGCAAGGTCTTAACCTTTGGGGATAAGATTGTGATGGCCGGGCATTTCTACAACGGGATGAACAAGCCCTGCTACTTCGGCGCGGCATACGAGTTCCTCACCGATGACCACACCTGCGAAGGGATGATTGGGCTGAGAGCAGCCAGCGGGGTCGAGTTCGAGGATGACGGTCACGCCATCGCCTGGGCAATGCAGCAGTAACAACAGCAAAGACAATAGCCTGAGATCGAGCCGCATGGCTCTTTCTCTCGTACAGAACCATTTTGGAAGTCGCAGCGATGCGGCTTATTTTTATGCCATTTTGGAGGTGGTGTCCATGCGAAAACTGAAAAAGTACAAGCCTACCAGATTCATGGCGAAGACCTCGCACTACGATCAGGACGCCGCCGATTATGCGGTGATGTTCATCGAGTCTCTCTGTCATACAAAGGGTACCTGGGCGGGAAAGCCCTTTGAACTGATCGACTGGCAGGAGCAGATCATCCGTGACCTGTTCGGCGTGTTAAAGCCCAACGGCTACCGACAGTTCAATACGGCTTACATTGAGATCCCCAAGAAACAGGGCAAATCGGAACTTGCCGCCGCTGTGGCGCTTCTGCTCCTGTGCGGGGACGGCGAGGAACGGGCCGAGGTGTATGGATGCGCCGCCGACCGCAACCAGGCGAAGATCGTCTTTGATGTGGCGGTGGATATGGTGCGGTTCTGCCCAGCACTCTCCAAGAGGGTGAAGATACTGGAGTCCCAGAAGAAGATCACCTATCTGCCCACCAATTCCTCCTACCAGGTGCTTTCGGCGGATGTGGCGAACAAGCATGGATTCAATACCCACGGCGTGATCTTCGATGAGCTGCATACCCAGCCCAACCGGAAACTGTTTGACGTCATGCTGCAAGGTTCCGGTGACGCCCGGATGCAGCCGCTTTACTTTCTGATCACCACGGCGGGCAACGACACCAACTCCATCTGCTATGAGGTGCATCAGAAGGCCATCGACATTGCGGAAGGACGGAAGGTTGACCCCACTTTCTATTCTGTCATTTACGGCGCTACCGAGGACGAGGACTGGACAGACCCGGAGGTGTGGAAGAAGGCCAATCCCTCCCTGGGCATCACGGTGGGGATCGACAAGGTGCAGGCCGCCTGTGAATCCGCCCAGCAGAATCCCGGTGAGGAGAACGCCTTCCGGCAGCTAAGGCTCAACCAATGGGTTAAACAGTCTGTACGCTGGATGCCGATGGAGAAATGGGACGCTTGTGCTTTCCCTGTCTCCGAGGACGATCTGGAGGGGCGCATCTGCTATGGCGGTCTGGACTTGTCCTCAACCACGGACATCACAGCCTTTGTGCTGGTGTTCCCGCCGCTGGATGAGGAGGATAAATACTACATCCTGCCGTACTTCTGGATACCGGAGGAGACCCTCGACCTCCGAGTCCGGCGCGACCATGTTCCCTATGACCTGTGGGAGCGCCAGGGTGTGCTGATGACCACCGAGGGAAATGTGGTCCATTACGGCTACATTGAGAAATTCATTGAGCAGCTGGGTGAACGGTTCAATATCCGGGAGATCGCCTTTGACCGCTGGGGTGCCGTGCAGATGGTGCAGAATCTGGAGGGCATGGGTTTCACGGTGGTTCCTTTCGGGCAGGGCTTTAAGGATATGTCCCCGCCCACCAAGGAACTGATGAAGCTGGTGCTGGAGGAGAAAATTGCCCACGGCGGCCACCCGGTGCTGCGGTGGATGATGGACAACATCTACATCCGCACCGACCCGGCGGGCAATATCAAAGCAGACAAGGAAAAATCCACAGAGAAGATCGACGGGGCCATCGCCACCATTATGGGGCTTGACCGGGCGATCCGCTGTGGTAACGATACGGGAGCTTCGGTTTATGACAGCCGGGGCCTTTTGTTTATCTGAAAGGACGGTGATCACATATGGGTATCTTTTCCGGGCTTTTCCGTTCCAGGGATAAGCCCCAAAATCGTACCACGGGCAGTGCCTACAGCTTTTTCTTTGGCAGCAGCTCAGCGGGCAAGCGGGTCAACGAGCGTTCCGCCATGCAGATGACAGCGGTGTACTCCTGCGTCCGCATCCTGGCGGAGGCGGTGGCGGGGCTTCCCCTGCACCTTTACCGCTACAAGGAGGACGGCGGCAAGGAAAAAGCAATCGATCATCCGCTGTATCTTCTGCTTCATGATGAGCCGAATCCGGAGATGAGTTCTTTCGTGTTCCGGGAAACCCTCATGACACATCTGCTCCTGTGGGGCAACGCCTACGCCCAGATTATCCGAAACGGCAAAGGTGAGGTCATTGCTCTCTATCCCCTGATGCCGGACAGGATGACGGTGGATCGTGACAGGGACGGCAAGCTCTACTACGAATACACGGTCAGCACGGACGATGCGCCCACGGTCAAGGGCACAGTCGTGCGGCTGAAACCCTCAGATGTGCTGCATATTCCGGGGTTGGGCTTTGATGGCCTTGTGGGCTACAGTCCCATTGCCATGGCCAAGAACGCCATCGGCATGGCAATTGCCTGCGAGGAATACGGGGCGAAGTTCTTCGCCAACGGCGCTGCTCCCGGCGGTGTGCTGGAGCATCCGGGGACCATCAAAGACCCCGGCCGTGTCCGGGAAAGCTGGCAGTCCACCTTCGGCGGCAGCGGCAATGCCAACAAGATCGCTGTCTTAGAGGAAGGGATGAAATACACGCCGATTGGCATTTCCCCGGAACAGGCGCAGTTTTTGGAAACCAGGAAATTTCAGATCAACGAGATCGCCCGGATTTTCCGAGTACCGCCCCATATGGTGGGCGACCTGGAAAAGTCCTCGTTCAGCAACATCGAGCAGCAGTCACTGGAGTTCGTGAAATACACGCTGGAACCCTGGCTGGTGCGCTGGGAGCAGTCCATCCAGCGGACGCTCTTTTCCGCAGAGGAAAAGAAACAGTATTTTACCAAGTTCAATGTGGAAGGGCTGCTCCGGGGCGATTACGCCAGCAGAATGTCCGGCTACGCCACCGCAAGGCAGAATGGCTGGATGAGTGCCAACGATATCCGGGAACTGGAGAACATGGACCGCATCCCTGCCGAGGATGGCGGCGATCTCTATCTGATCAACGGCAATATGCTCCCGCTTGGTAATGCGGGTGCTTTTGCAGATACACAAACGGGAAAGGAGGAAAATTCCGATGAAGAAGTTCTGGAAGTGGAAGAACAGGACGGTGAGGAATCAGGAGAATCAGACGGAAACAGTGGAGAGAACGCTGTTCCTGAACGGCACCATCGCCGAGGAAAGCTGGTTTGATGACGATATCACGCCGCAGCTTTTCAAGGAGGAACTGACGTCCGGCTCCGGCGACATCACCGTCTGGATCAACAGCCCCGGCGGGGACTGCGTGGCGGCAGCCCAGATCTACAATATGCTGATGGACTACAAGGGTAACGTCACGGTCAAGATCGATGGCATTGCGGCCAGTGCCGCATCGGTCATTGCGATGGCTGGCACAAAGGTGCTGGTATCGCCGGTGTCCATGATGATGATCCACAATCCTATGACCGTGGCCATGGGTGATACCGCAGAGATGCAGAAGGCTATCGAGATGCTCTCAAGCGTCAAGGATTCCATCATCAACGCCTATGAGATCAAGACTGGTCTGTCCCGCGCAAAACTCTCCCACCTCATGGATGCGGAGACCTGGATGGACGCCGGGAAGGCGGTGGAGTTTGGCTTTGCCGATGAGGTGATGAAACGCCCTGCCGAAACCGAGGATGTGGAACCCCCGGTGGTCACCATGCTGTATTCCAAAGCCGCTGTGGTCAATTCCCTGATGGATAAGATCGCGGCGAAGTGCAAAACGAAACCGAAATCTGAACCTCAAGGCCGCTCCGTTGATTCGCTCATGGAACGGCTGAATTTGATGAAATTTTAAGGAGGATAATGACTATGACCATTCTTGAACTGCGTGAGAAGCGCGCCAAAGCGTGGGAGGCCGCCAAGGCTTTCCTGGACTCCCACCGCACCGACAAGGGCACCCTGTCTGCCGAGGACGACGCCACCTACTCCCGCATGGAGCAGGAGATCACTGACCTGGGCAAGGAGATCGCCCGTCTGGAGCGCCAGGAGGCGCTGGATGCGGAACTGAACCGCCCGGTGAACAAGCCCCTGACGGGTAAGCCCATGAACGGCAAGGAAACGGCTAAAACCGGCCGCGCCACCGATGAGTACCGCCAGAACTTCTGGAACATGATGCGCTCCAAGGCTCCCATGCCCACTGTGATGAACGCTTTGCAGATCGGCACTGACTCCGAGGGTGGGTATCTGGTCCCTGACGAGTACGAGCGCACTCTGGTGGAAGCCTTGGAGGAGGAGAACATTTTCCGTCAGCTGGCGAAGATTATCCAGACCTCCAGCGGCGACCGTAAGATCCCCGTGGTAGCCACCAAGGGCACTGCGTCCTGGATTGATGAGGAGGGGGCGTTCACCGAGAGCGATGATTCCTTCGGTCAGGTATCCATCGGCGCCTACAAGCTGGGTACCATGATCAAGGTATCCGAGGAACTCTTGAACGACAGCGTCTTTGACCTGGAGAGCTACATCTCCCGTGAGTTTGCCCGCCGCATCGGCGCCAAGGAAGAGGAAGCCTTCTTCACCGGGGACGGCTCCGGCAAGCCCCTGGGCATCCTTGCCGCCACCGGCGGCGCGGAGACCGGCATCACCGCAGCGTCCGCTACCGCCATCACTGCCGATGAACTGATCGACCTGTTCTATTCTCTGAAATCTCCGTATCGCCGCAATGCTGTGTGGGTGCTGAACGATTCCACTATCAAGGCCATCCGCAAGCTGAAGGACAGCAACGGCCAGTACCTGTGGCAGCCTTCTCTGACTGCAGGCACACCGGATACCATTCTCGGCAAACCTGTGCGTACTTCGGTCTATATGCCTGCCATTGCCGCAAGTGCCAAGACCATCGCCTTCGGTGACTTCAGCTATTACTGGATCGCTGACCGCCAGGGGCGTTCCTTCAAGCGTCTCAACGAGCTGTATGCCGCCACCGGCCAGGTGGGCTTCCTCGCCTCCCAGCGTGTGGACGGCAAGCTGATCCTGCCGGAGGCCATCAAGGTTCTGGCCCAGAAGGCCGGAGCCTAATGAAAGGAGGCGGCGGTGATGGATGAACTGATCTCGAAAGTAAAAGCCAATCTCATTCTGGAGCATTCGGCGGATGATGAACTTCTGAAGGGCTACATCACCGCCGCTGTTTCCTATGCGGAAAGCTACCAGCATATCCCGGAGGGCCACTATACAGACAATGCGATGCCGGCCACCACCGAACAGGCGGTGATCATGCTGGCATCGCATTTCTATGAATCCAGGGACGGCTCCACGGGCGGCTTCTTCGCAGACAATACCAACGCTGGACAGCAGGTGTGGAACACGGTAAACTTGCTTCTTCGGCTTGACCGGGATTGGAAGGTGTGAGTATGAGCTTTGGCAAGATGAACACCTTCCTTTCCATCGTAGAGAAACAGTTTACTCAGGATGAGGACGGCTTCAAGACGGAAACGGATGCGACCGTGGCAGAGGTACGGGCATACCGGGAAGGCCGGCACGGCAGTGAGAAATGGGCGAATATGGCGTCCTTCTCCACTGCCACCGACCTGTTCCGGTTCCGAGTGATCCCCGGCACCACGGTCACAACGGATATGCGAATCCTCTGCGACGGGCATACCTTCGAGATCACTTCTGTGGAGGATGTTAAAGGCAGAGGAATGTATCTGGAAGTCATGGCACAGGAGGTGAAACCCGGTGGCTAAAGTTCAAATGAAAATGCCGGAGGACTTTCTGATGAAGGTATCCCGGCTGGCGGATAAGACGGATGAGATCATCCCAAGGGTGCTGGAGACAGGCGCAGAGGTCGTGGAGGACAAGGTGCGCTCCAATTTGCAGTCGGTCATTGGCAGTGGGACAAAGTACGACTCCAGAAGCACCGGGGAGCTTTTACGCTCCCTTGGCACTTCTCCCGCCCTGCAGGACAGGAACGGGGATTTTGACATAAAGGTGGGCTTTTCTGAGCCACGTTCCGATGGCGACAGCAACGCCAAAATCGCCACCATCCTGGAATACGGCAAAAGCGGCCAGCCCGCAAAGCCTTTCTTAAAACCAGCCCGTTCCTCTTCCAGGAATGCCTGTATCAGTGCCATGAAAGCGAAGCTGGACGAGGAGGTGGAGAAGATTTGAGCCTTTTATCGGAAATCAAGGCGGCAGTTACCAGCTGCGGTCTGCCTTTGGAGACTGGTGTGTTCTCCGATGAGCCGCCGGAGGAATATGTGGTGGTCACGCCTTTGGTGGACACCTACGAGCTTCATGCGGATAACCTGCCGGAATATGAGACCCAGGAGGCGCGGCTCTCCCTGTTCTCCAGGGGCAATTATCTGAAGCGAAAAAAGCAGCTTTCCAAAGCCCTGCTTGCCGCTGATTTTAATATCACGGACAGACGGTATATCGGGCATGAGGTCGATACCGATTACCACCATTACGCCATTGACGTGGCGAAGCTGTATAGATTGGAGGAATGAGATATGGCTACCATTGGCCTTGATAAACTTTTCTACTCAAAAATCACGGAGGATGAGGATGGCAACGAGACCTACGCCACCCCGGCATCCCTTGCGAAAGCCATGACCGCAGAGCTTTCCGTGGAGCTTGCGGAGGCGACGCTGTATGCGGACGATGGCGCCGCCGCAGTGGTCAAGGAGTTCCAGAGCGGCACCCTCACCCTGGGGGTGGATGATATCGGCGCTGCCGCAGCGTCTGACCTGACAGGTGCGGTGATCGACCAGAACGGCGTTATCATCTCTGCCAGCGAGGACGGCGGCGCACCTGTCGCCATCGGCTTTCGCGCAAAGAAAGCCAACGGCAAGTACCGTTATTTCTGGCTGTACCGTGTAATCTTCGGCATCCCCGCCACCAACCTCACCACCAAGGGCGAGAGCATCGAGTTCTCCACGCCCACCATCGAGGGGACGGTCATGCGCCGCAACAAGGTGGACGGCCAGGGCAAACACCCCTGGAAGGCCGAAGTCACCGAGGGGGACGCAGGTGTGTCCGCATCGACCATCACCAACTGGTACCAGGAAGTCTACGAACCGTCCTATGCGGAAGCCGCTGCGGCTTCTCTGGACGGCGAAGGTTAAGGAGGATCTGAGTTATGGATGAAAGAACAGCGATGGTCACCATCGGCGGCGTGGAATATGAGATGCTTCTGACTACCCGCGCTACAAAGCAGATCGCCGGACGCTACGGGGGCTTGGAAAACCTGGGCGAGAAGCTGATGAAAGCGGAGAACTTTGAGATGGCGCTGGACGAGATCGTCTGGCTCATTACGCTCCTTTGCAACCAGCCCATCCTCGTCCACAATCTGAAACACCCGGAGGACAAAAAGCCGGAACTGACTGCCGATGAGGTGGAGCTTCTCACCTCCCCGATGGAACTGACCGACTACAAGGACGCCATCATGGAGGCAATGTACCGTGGTACCAAGCGGAACGTGGAAAGTGAGCCGGAGGGAAAAAACACGGTGGCCGGGTAAGCGATGCAGAATTGTTTACCCGGCTTTTGTATTACGGGACGGCGCAGCTTCATCTTTCCCTGGATGAAACGATGCTCCTCCCATTCGGCCTGCTTATGGATCTGTGGGAGTGTCACCGGCAGTTCCTTGGACTGGCGAAGCCAAAGCAGGAACTGACCATTGATGATGTGATTCCCTATGGAATCTAACGGGGTCCCCGGAAAGCCGTATGGCTTTTTGGGGAGAGGACGAATGACGGAATGAGCGAGTTTTCGTGTTTACACGGAAATGAGGGATATGAAGTCCATGAGGACGAAGGGAGGAGGTGTGAACCGTGGCGGATAATTTCGGTCTAAAGATTGGCATTGAGGGCGAAAAGGAATTTAAAAAGGCTTTATCGGAGATCAACCAGTCCTTTAAGGTGCTGGGTTCCGAGATGAAGCTGGTTTCCTCCCAGTTTGACGCCAACGATAAATCCATCCAGGCGCTTTCCGCAAGGAATACCGTTCTGAACAAGGAGATCGACGCCCAGCGCCAGAAGATCGAAACCCTGCGGGCCGCCCTCCAGAACGCATCCGAGTCCTTTGGGGAAAATGACCGGCGGACGCAGAACTGGCAGATCCAGTTAAACAATGCCGAAGCGGCCTTAAACGGCATGGAACGGGAGCTTTCCGCCAATGAGCGTGCCATCGAGTCCCTCTCCCAACAGGAAACGGAGGCGGCGGACGCCACAGAGCGGCTCTCCCAGGAGATTTCCCGGCAGGAGGAAGAACTTTCCGGGATGAAGCGCGCCTATTCCAACGCCGTGCTGGAATACGGGAAAGGCTCCAGCGAGGCAAAGGAACTGGAGGGGCGCATTTCACGGCTTTCCGGGGAACTGCGGGAAAACCGGGAGCGGATGAAGGACGCCGGGGATGTGGCGGAGGATTTCGGCGAGTCGCTGGAGGACGCGTCCGAAGGGGCGGACAAGTTGGGCTCCGGACTTTCGGTGGCTACGGTGGCGATGGGCAACCTCATCTCCTCCGGCATCCAGGCGGCACTAAACGGCATCAAGGAGCTTGGCAGCGCCATCTGGAACCTGGACGAAGCCACGGAGGAATACCGGGCAGCCCAGGGCAAGCTGACCACCGCCTTTGAAGCGGCGGGATACAGCGGCGAAGCGGCACAGAAATCCTATACCGAGTTCTATAAAATCCTGGGCGATACGGACACGGCCACAGAAGCCTCCCAGCTCCTGGCGCAGCTTGCACAAAACGAGCAAGACATCACCAAGTGGACAAACATTGCCGCAGGCGTTTACGGCACCTTCGGTGATGCCCTTCCCATCGAGGGCATGATCGAGTCAGCCAATGAGACCGCCAAGGTAGGTGAGGTTACCGGCTCCCTGGCGGACGCCTTAAACTGGGTGGGCATCAGCGAGGATGCTTTCAACGAGAAACTGGCTGCCTGTTCCAGTGAAAGTGAACGGAACCGCCTCATCATGGAGACCCTCTCCGGGGCGTATGACGAGGCAAGCGGCGCATTCTACCGCAACAACGAGGCGCTGGTGGCATCCAGGGAAGGACAGGCACAGCTGGATGAGACGTTGGCAGGGCTTGGGGAAACCATCTCCAATGTGAAGAATAGCCTCCGGGCGGAGTTCCTCCCCGCCATTTCTGAGGTCATCTCTGCCTTTACCGACATGATAAACGGCGTGGACGGTGCGGATGAAGCCTTTGCGGGAGCCATTACGGGACTGGTAAATACAGCGGTCTCTATGCTGCCGCAGTTTGTGGACACCGGGATGCAGATACTGACCTCGCTTCTTTCCGGCATCATCCAGAGCCTTCCGGCTGTGGTGGAGGGAGCGGCGCAGATCATTGTCACCCTTGCCCAGGGAATCGCAGAGGCTGTGCCTACCCTGATTCCACAGATTGTCCTTGTGGTGACGCAAATCGTGCAGACGCTGATTGAAAATCTGCCTATGATTTTAGATGCGGCATTGCAGCTGATTCTGGGACTGGCCCAGGGGCTTTTAGACGCTATCCCTGTGTTGGTCGCGGCTTTGCCCGCAATCATCACGGCACTGGTAGAATTTATCGTTGGGGCGATCCCTCAGATCATAGACGCCGGGATACAGCTTCTGACCTCCTTGATTTCCGCACTGCCGGAGATCATCACGGCCATTGTAGCGGCGATCCCACAGATCATCGATGGGCTGGTGACGGCGATCCTTGGCAGTATCCCGCAGATTATTGACGCGGGCGTGAACCTGCTGATCTCCCTCATCCAGAACCTGCCGGCCATCATTACCACCATTGTGGGGGCAATCCCGCAGATTATTTCCTCTCTGGTAAACGCCATCTTAAACAGCATCCCGCAGATCATCCAGGCAGGCGTGCAGCTGTTTGTGTCGCTGATTCAGAACCTGCCCACCATCATTGTGGAGATTGTAAAGGCGGTGCCGCAGATCATTGCGGGGATTGTGAATGCCTTTACCTCGTCTATGGGGCAGATCGTCAACATTGGCAAGAACATCGTGCAGGGGCTGTGGCAGGGTATCCAGAGCCTTGCCGGATGGATCTGGGACAAAGTCTCCGGCTGGATTTCCGGCATCTGGGACGGGATCTGCAGCTTCTTTGGCATCAACTCGCCCTCGAAGGAAATGGCCTGGGTGGGCGAAATGCTGGGCAGGGGCCTTGCCGGCGGCATTGAGGACAGCGCCGGCGAAGCGGTCAGCGCTGCGGAGGATTTGAACAACGGCATCCTTGGCGTGATGAACGGGCTGGCAACGGATATGCAGAATGCGGTTCCCTCGAATTTTGCCTTTGACGCAAACGGGACGGTCGGCTCTGTTTCCGGCAGCATGGGAGGCGTAGGCGGCTCCACCTTCGGAACCCTGATCACCATCCAGCAGATGATTGTCCGCAGCGAGGACGATATCCGCAGGATTTCCCAGGAACTTTATAACCTGATCCAGACCGGCTCCCGCGCCCAGGGACGGTTCAGCACCGCATAAAGGAGGTGGCTTTGTGGGCTTTTCGTATAACGACATCACATCAAAAAGCATGGGCCTGAAGGCAAGGCTGACCTCCTGGCAGGTCAGCGGTCGGCTCCGCAACTTTACCACAACGGTTCCCGGAAAATACGGCGTGACCGACTTCGGCGCGGACTTTGACTACCGGGAGATTGTGGTTTCCTGCAGCATCTTCCCAAGACACAGCTTTCCCGCCCTAGTCTCCACGCTGGATGATATCGCGGCATGGCTTGACCCGGTGGGCGGCTTAAAGCAGCTCATCTTGGACGATGTGCCGGACCGATATTTTATGGCAAGGCTGAATGCTGCGGTGGAGTGCGAACGGCTCCTGCGCTCCTCCGGCAGCTTTGATTTGACCTTCTTCTGTCCGGACCCCTTCGGCTATGCCATCGAGGATGAGACTTTTTCCGTCTCAGAAGTCGGAAACAGCACAGTCACGCGACTTATCGGGAACGTGGAATCCAACCCAATCTACCGCATCGAGGGCGAGCTGACTGCCGGAGCCAGCAACTATATCAGTATCACCACCAACGGCGCGGAACTCAAAATCATAAACGCCACCCTTGCGGTGGGCGAAACGCTGGTGGTGGATACCGACCGCATGACCGCCTATGTGGAGGATGAAAACGGTACTACAGTGCGAAACGGGCTGCCCTATCTGGAGGAGCTGAATTTTCCCACGCTTTCTGTGGGTGACAATACGGTCTCCGTGGCAGCGTCAAACGCTGTGTTTACGGGGCTTGAAATTCAAGCCAAGAGCAGATGGAGGTGAGCGGCGATGGCATTAAAGACGATACTGAATAAACAAACGGACTTCACAGGCGAGTTCCCGGTGGAATATGCCGAGTCCGGGCTGTGGCGGTTCAATGAAGCTGACCCGGATGAGAATGATGAGTTGCTGGATTCTTCCGGGCAGGGTCGGAACTTTGCCATTATCAACTGGAACGGCACG